GCTGTTCCGTCTTTTTCGTAGCAGTCCACACCGCCGATGTTCATAATCTCATTCATGCTTTCACCGCCTTTTTCTTTTCCTGTGCCCTTGCCCATCTAACCCCTCTGATAAAGCCGAGATTAAAAACATTAAATACACCAGAATAGTTACATTCTGTGATATAGTCAATCAATGCACATGCCTCCTCTGTAGAAATATCATATCTGTCACGCTTGCCTACATATTCTTTTTCTGCTTTTTCGATTGTTTTCCACATTTTTTCAATATGCGTCATAATAAAAAACTCCTTTCAAATTTTAAGTATTGAAAGAAGTCTCCCTCGCATGCTATAATATTTACGAGAGAGAAATCTTTCGTTTCGGAACAGTCCATTTATCCGCCAAGATAAACTGATGGGCTGTTCTTTTTATTCTTTTTCGAGATTTCTAACGGCTCTCCTTACGCCTTCTGGTCTTGACACATTTTCCTTTTTACAGAATCTGTCAAGAATACTCAATGTTTCCTCGTCAAAACGAATGCTGAATTGCGTTTGCTTTGGGTTGTCCGTCGGTCTTCCCATTTTTTTCTTTTCGGGCATTGTTTTCACCTCACTTTTGAAACCCATAATTATAATATACTTTTGCGTTTCAAAAGTCAAGAGCTTTTTATTATTTTTCAATATGTGTCACAATAAAACCCTCCCTTTAAATCATCTTGCTTACCAAAGTTACAAGTGCCAAAACCAAGCCTATCAAAAAGATAAAATGTACCATTAGCTTAAAAATATCTTTTTTCATATTGCACCGTTGGAGTTTTTCATGTATTATTACTGATAGAAGGTTGGGGCTTTCGCCCCTCCCTCTATGTAATGAGTTTGATTAGGATTAAAACCCATCCTACCAATGAGATTATCCTAATCATGAGCTTTTCAAGTTGTTCCACCAGCTTGATTAGCTCTTTTATTTTGTCCTCCAACGTGTCACCTCCTTTCTATGGTTTTATTATAACCCATTTAGGGTTACTTGTCAACCATTTTATAATATGTTTTTTATTATTTTTATATCTTTTCATTTGACTAATAATAAAAACAATATTATAATTGTATATAAAGGAGGTCTTGCGAATGGCAATCATCTACGAAAACACTGAGCAAATCATTCTTGAAATCAGAAAACTCATGCTGGAAGAAAAAATAT